ATTCAACATGTCGATAATTTTCAAAACATTATCAAACGAAACATTGACTGGATATTCTTCCTCGCCAATCTTCACGCAATCATCTAATTTGTAATAAATGCTAAACAATACAATCAGCCCCTTAGCTTAGATATTTATCTTCCACTGCCTTGAAATCTTCCGCTTCTAATTCTTCTTTGATACCGATAGCGATTAAATACAAGTATTTGGCTACAATCATTGTCGAAGGGTTTAACTTGTACATCGCATCAAAAGCACCATCGCCAAGAATACCGTCCGCAATCTCTTTAATAATCTTGTTTGCTTCAGCAAGCGGAGCATCTTTTTGATTCTCAAGTCCATCAATTTTCGTTTGTAATTCTTCTTGCAATTCGTAGAATTTCTTCACATTTTCGTCTGAACGGTCAAAATGCAACGTAAGCACCACTTTACCATCTTGTTCAAATGGAATATCAATGACTGTCTTGTCTAATTGGATTGTTTTCAATGTTTTCACTCACTTTCAAATTAAAAAAGAGGAAGCGTAATGCTCCCTCTAACCTTCTGGTAATGCTGCTGTCTTTTCTGGTACACGTTCATGTTGAATCGTGAATGAAAATTCTTCTTTCGTGTTAGAATCCCCACCAGCAATTAAAATATCCAACAAGCGTGCTACACCTTCATACATAGTGCCATCTGGCGTCACCCATTTGTGCCAAACTTTACGGCCATCGCCCACTTCGAATTCTTTTTCGATTACAATCGCTTGCGCTTCATCTTCTGGGTCAAGATACCCCTCTGGAGACCATGATTTACGAACCCCTGTTACATCCGTTGCATCAATTCCAGTGTAATCTGCATAATCTTCGGTCACATCTTCTGAATCGTTTCCCATAGTCGTAATACCGCTAGCCAACCACTTGTAATCTACTTCAGTAGGTTTCTCTGCATCAGACGTCCAAGGCGCTAAATAGTGTTTACGTTTGCTGTTTAAATTTTGTGCCATTTGTTAATTCCTCCTATTCTGGATAAGTCGTTACATTCGCTTGTACATTCAACAAGAAAATGTAATTCTTTTTGTCGTCCATTTGATTAATGAACGGCTTATTTGTGATATAGATACTGTTAAAATTAAAAGAACCGTCCAAACTTTCTAGCTCGGACAGTTTCTCTAAATGATTCGATACAAGCCAAAGCGTATCGTTAATCTTTTGTTGGTCATCGGACTTCATCGCAAATTCGTAGTTCAATAGCTCGTCTTTCGCTCCGTCCATGTATTCCAACACTACACGACTGCCAGGAATACCATATAAGCAAAAAGATTCGCTAGGTTGCAAATAACCCAACGAACAATTCATAGGCAAGTCTTGTATTTCGTTCACATTTTTAACTAATTGTTCAATAAAATCCATTATAAGCCCGCTCCTTTCGTAAAGGCATCAATCCAATCCGACATAAACATACCCTTCGCTTTAATATCCCAATATGGACCAGTTCCGGGCGTGGTGTAATTCGGACTGAAATTGGTGTAGTAGTGCTTTCTAGCATACGGAGCAGACCATTCTATTGTCTTTCCATCTGGAGCGACGTTGCTTAAATTTCTCAAGTCTCCGTCTTTAAAGGGTACGAAATTCTCATTCATGGTAGCGTGCATGGTTTGCGCCATATTGTATTGGCCTCGTTCGAAGGCTTGTTGTGATATCTTCGCTCGAACGCCTGTTAAATCCACTGTAATACCCGGCATGCTACTTCACCTCTAATTCATAGCCGATAATCTCATCACTTTTAAAATACAAAGGAATAACAGAAACTATCGTATATTCTTTATTTCGGTACGTTAGCACGCTTTGATTCGCAAACTCGGGTAAATGTTCATTGTAACGTTTAAACGCCACCACGAGAGAATTAGGACTATCGTCCGTTGCGTTCACTCCATTGCGTTTGAAATCGTAACCCTCGTCAAATCTGACTGCGTTTAAGGTAATTGGTTCGCCATACACTGGCTTTTGCCAATCGTCTTGACCGATAATCTCCTTATACTCAATAGAGTGTGGGAAAGCTTGCTTAGGTGGTAATCTCATTAGTATCGCCCCCTATAGAGCAACCCTGTTCCGCTCAACATCGCAATGGCATCATCACAAATAATGCTTGGTGCTTCATTCCGTCCGCTATTTGAGTAACGAGAAGCCTCTGAAACGCTTGTACGACCGATAGACCACGATTGAGGTGTGTTTATATCATACGAAGTCAAAGCCCCTGTAACGTGCATATATTCCGCTTGTAACGCTACTGCTTTTTTAAACTTTGTCCGTCTAAATTCAATATCTGAAGCTAAATCATTCAGACGGTAAAAATTACGAGTTTGAACATCTAAATAATCGCAAGCTCTTGCAATCAATCTCTCGAAATCTTCTTCTTGGATTTCCGAATAGCCAAACCCTGTATATTCATCGTGTGTTAGATAAGCCATCACTCTTCCTCCAATCAAAAAGGAAGGCTATTTCTTACCTTCCTCACTAGTTTTTGTTTCTACACGCTCAAGAAAAACCTTACCGTATTTAGCAAGGTTCTTTTCTGCTTCAGTAGCACGTTTAACCGTCATTTCGATTTCTGCGCCCGTTTCGTATAGTTCTTTGGTGTGTTTATCACGAAAATTTTCTAATACTTTATATTTCGCCATGTTACCACCTTATCCTTCAGGAGTTTCCGCTGGAGCAGTCAAAGTAGCTTTCAAGATAGCTTTTTTATTCGCTTCAGGAACAAATTTACCGTATTTTGCAGCTGCTTGTAATGCAGTACCCGCAAAATATTCTGAATCCATTGCACGAGCCACTTGAATACCGATACCAACCACACCAACGTTATCAGCAGCGAAGATGATATTTTCGTCAGCTTGGAATTTCACATCTGGCAATTCTTCCAAAATGAATCCTTTAAATTTGAAAAGAGACTGTTCGTCGATGTTTGCGCTAGAGTTTTTCGCAGTAGTAGCTAATTTGTTATCAACCAAGAAATCATACACATCGGCAGTCACATAAGCAACGTGCGCAACGTTTTCAGATACACCGTTGTTAACGAAAGTTTTGTGAGCGTCAGCAAAAGCCTTAGTCACGCCTTCTTCTGTCAAATCGCCAATGATTTCCTCGCTTGCACTAGCTGATAATACTTCGCCTAGGAAGTTATCCACGTGTTGCGCCCAAGCTACCCCATGTAACGCCAATCGTTCAGCTACTACTTGATTAGGGATGTCATTCACTGTGAAGTCATCGATTCCTTCGTTGATTGCTAAAGGTGCATCGTAAGCGACAGTTGTATCAACTGATTTCACTTCTTTACGTGGACCAAAACGAGTTGTGTTCCCTGTTCCTGTACCAAATCCTACGTTTGCATCTGTTGAGTATTCTTGGATTACTACGTCTGTATCAGATGTTTTCAATTCCAAGAAAGTATCTTTTTGAGAAATACCGTCTTTTACTTGCAATGTTCCACCGAACGCACGCAAGAATTTTGCTTTCTTTTCAAATAACGGTGGTAACATACCTGCATATTGTTTTGTATAAATTTTAATTGCCATGTTTTTTACTCTCCTCTAATATTTATTTACGGCGTTGGCAAACGCATCATTTTCTTTACTGCCATTACCGCCTTTTGCATTGCCACCAGTAAAGATGCTTGGTGTTGGTTCTGGTTCTCCTTGCTGAAACAAGAACGCCTTGCTTTCTTTCAACGAATCCAATTGCTCCTTAAAGCCTTGTAAACCGTCGTCAGTGACTTTGATTGTATCTCGGTCTAATAACCCTAAGACAATCGTTTCATCTAACGCATTGGCTTCTTTTAACGCCAATTGGATAGCAAAATCTTTCTTCTGTTCCGCAAGGTTGTTTTCTGCATCGGTTTTTGATTGATCTAGCTTCGCTTGTAAATCGGCTAATTGCTTGGTCAAATCTTCATTGCCTTTAGCTGATTCTTTCAACGTGTCAAGCTCCGTCTGATTCGTTTTGACTTGCTCTTGCAAGCCGTCACGTTCAGCGGTTAACTCGCTAATTTGACCGTTTAAAGTCGTGATTTGTTTACCATGTAACGCCATTACTTGCTTAGCTACATCTTCCTCAATACCTAATGCGATTAAATCTTCTTTTTTCATTGTGAATCCTCCTAAGAATGTTTTGAGTGGCAACTACCACTGTGAGTCCGTCTTTTAGAGACATCCGAGCAGGTCTAAAAAAGCCGTTAGCGTGTGCTAGCGACTTGTTACTTAATATTTTTGTGGTTAGCAAATAATAGTTGCAATCCACTAGATACTACTTAACGCAGTAGCCACGAGATATATTGGACCCCTACCTTTCCGCTCTATCAGCTTTAAACTTCTCCCATTCTCTTTGTTGGGAACGGTATAGCTTGCAGACTGTATCAGGCGGTTTCTTCTGTCGCTCTAGTTGATGAATCGCTCTAAGTTGCAATTCAATCGGCATATTCTTGAAAAATTCAGTCACACCATTGCGGTTTACGTTTTCCATGATGTTCACTCCTTTTTAAATAACAAAAATACCTACTTTTACAATTTTAAAGAATATTGATATATCAACCTTTTGTTTCGAAAATCCTCGGGAAAGTATTCCGACAATAAATAACATCATCTTGATTCCATCGCTTGCCTTTGTGCTTCAATAAAATCTGGTGTAGGGTTTGAATAGATAGCTTCACGCCCATAGCTTCGGTGCAGTAAGTCGGAATTATCATCAATCAGCTGTCTTAATGCAGCTTGACGATTCCTTATCAACGTTTTGAAATGTTCCTGACCGCTTGCATCATCGAGTATCTCGGACGCTCTCAACTGTTTCTTAGCATTGCGGATAGACGTTTCCATTCTTCGTTGTTTCGCCACAATCTTGGCGTTAGCTTGCGCTTCTTCTGGGCTAGGTGGTGCAGGAATATTAGTATTTTCCGACGGTAACATAGAATACCATCGATGGTTACAGTTAATTCCGTTACATCCAGCTGGTGTTTTCCAACCATAATCGTGAACCGATGGTAAATGTCGATATTCTTCTGGTGCTTCGTTGGTAGGAACCATCAAAACAAATCGCCCTTGTATCTGACTACATGCATCACGAGCGGCCATGTGGCTACTCATTAAAGCAGTAACAATGCCATACTCCTCAATACCACGTTCTGTTCGCAAATCATTGTACACACGCTGTGTAGTTGATTTAATGACGGTACGAACATATCGCTCCAACGACCATTCATGACCTGATTTATCGATTAAACCAGATGTAATACCTTTTTCCACCATGTCGTATATAGCCGATTTGAACGCCTGTTCGGACGTTTGAAAGCCAGTTAATGTTCTTGCTACGGTATCATTCAAGACTTGCTGATAAGCCTTAGCAAGTGGATTGTGTTGATAATTGGTACTAATCAACGTTTGATTGACGTGATTGTCTAACTCTAACCATTGACTATCAAAATACTGATTGAGTATCATATCCAAATTAGACCATTCGGAAACTGGACCGCCTACCAAATTAGCCAACTCACGATTA